GCCATAGTTCATTGTCAGTTTAGAAACAATTATGAAGTTATCTCCTATAGCGTCTCCATCTATCAACATTGCTTGCTTTACCTTGCTGATATTTTTTCTTTTTAAAAAATCTATTAATGAATCATTCAGAAGATTATAAAAAATTGATCTTAATTCCATTGCAGCATAATTGTCTTTTTCATGAGTTACTGCAGGAAGTTCCATAGTCAGGTGAGGTCTTCTTTCAACCTTTTCTAACTTATGAGATCCTTCGCTAACCAAATTAATCAAATTAATTATATGGTCTGCATCTATTTTATTTTCATAAATAGTTATAAAGTCTGTATCAAATTTAGGTGTTTGGTTCATATTATTTGTCCTCATAATCTTTGTATCTGTAGTATCCTTTATCAAAATCAACCTGCACTAAGAAATCTCCCATAAATCCATTACGGTTCTTTCTAAAAGCACATTCAATTATATCACTATTGGATGCTCTACCTAAAGCAATAACCCAGTCAGCATCATATGCAATCTGTCTTGACCAAGCAGTTTGTCCCAATGTTGGTACTCCACTAAGATCATTCACATCATCTGGTGTAGCAGATGAGATAGCAATAATTGGAACCTCTTCACCAATAGCCATTAGTTTAAGTTCTCGTGAAAGGTTCTTCATTCGTACCGTTTCATTATCTGACTTCTGATTTGGAGCCATCAACTGAAGGTAGTCAACGATTACAAAGTCTGGCTTGTACTGATCAATCTTTCCACGAAGAACAGAAGGATTAATTTCTCCACCTTGGTCATTAGAAATAATATGAAACTCTGGCTTACCCTGTAAATGCTTAGCATGCCAAGCCTTAAGAGTATCTAGTTCAACATCTCCATTACTCAACTTGCGATGGGACCAAAGACCTTCGCCCATAATAGTAAATACACGATTACGAACTTCTGTTTCTGACATCTCAAGTGAGATTACAAGGGGTGTCCTACCCTGTTTCCAGGCCTGTACAGCGAAGTATAGAGCCATCCACGACTTTCCTATACCTGGGTATGCTAGAAAGACTCCTAACTGCCCTGGCATAATTCCAGAAGGAAGATAGTTGTCAAAGCCTGGAAGGTTTGTTTTAATTCCAACATGACCTGCTGCTTGCTGTACCTTTAAGTTTTCAAAGTAAGCAACTGCTGACTCAAGGTCAGTCACATCAATGTCACGAATGGCTGCAGTATTTTTCTTTAACTCGGAGGTCTGTGTAATTAAATCATTTAAGGCAACTGAGCCTTGGTTGTTTTGAACATTGCCTGCTGCGGATCTTAGAATATCTTTTAGGCTATCATTCAAGTATTCCCCCTGTAACTCTTCAAGGTGATGTTTGGTTGCTCCTACATTTGCTATCGGAGCAAAGTCTCTAAACTTTTCTGTAACAAGTTCTGCAGGTGGAAGTGACTTATTATTTTCAAAGTATAGTCTTATAAAGTTCCAGATATCTCCGTGAGTCCTCAGAAGATTGTCAACATTGGCTTGTAATAATACGTGGATCTGTTTATCTTGAAGAACTGCAGTAATTAGTTTAGACTCTGTATTATTCACTTAGCCACTCCTTTGCCATTCTTCTACGCTCTGCTCTCTCGTTGTCATCTCTGCTTTTATCTTTTTGTGCTTGTAAAATCTTTTCTGCATTATATGCAAAGTAATTCCAAGATGGATTCTCTGCAACCTTAAAGTAATACTCAAGTATATCGTAACACCCTGAAATTCCGTATGATTCAACTAGGGCATCTGAAGCCCACTGTTCTACATTTAGATTAAGAGATGGCTTTGATTCGTACCTTGCGGTATGATACTTGCTGTATCTTGAAAGCAAAGCCATTCGGTCTTTGCGCTCAGCCATTATTCGTTAATCTCTGCCTTTGCTTCGTTAATCTTTTCCGTTAACTTGTCTTCAACAAATTTATAAACACGTTCAAAGGCTTGGTCTGGATTTTCTCCATTGCGTCTTGAATCAACAACCCCAAGGTCAAGCCTTAGCGATTGAAAGTTTCCTAGGTTAAGCGTGTATCCAAGTGTAACAGATACCTTTGTGTCTTCGTTTTCCATTTCATACCCTTCGTTAAATGGACTCGCTCCAGATTGGAACGAACTGTCCGTCTTCTGTTCTCCTATATGTAAGTATACCATCGCCCATTCTTCGTGTCAACTCTTGCTTGCTGGGCGTAATATCATTAGTAATTAATTTATCTTTTCTTGGTCTACCAATATGGTGTGTAGCAAGTATATCACGAATGTCTCTTACCTGCGATTCTGAATAGTAGGACCTTACTTGAAAGCCTCTTGCACCACCTTTTTGAGATCCCATTGGAAAAGGAATAACACCCCTCTTCATTAAGTCTGGCATATATTTTTTATGACGATTAACTAAATCAGCAGTCTCTCTAACTGTGTATGCTCGTTCTCTTTTCTTTTTAAAATCACTAATTAAACAACTTTCAATTTGATCTTTTGTAATATTATAAACAGACATAATACCATTAGATTTATTTAGGTGATAAACTCTAACAAGGTCTCCATTTAAGAACCAAACCTTTTTGTTCCCTGGAATTACAGGGAGGACATTGTAGCCTTCGCTCTCAATACTTCCTTTTTTAACAGCCATGACCCCTCCGCATAACTTTCTGGTGGATTATAAAAATTTCTTGATCCACACATCATACAGTAAGTTTCAAGATGTCCAATTGTACTGTATTGTCTGTCAAGAAACATTCTCCCATTACATTTTTTACATTTTAGCATTAATTAGGTACGCCAATAATAATTAAGTTAACATCAATCGCTAGATCTCCAGATGTATTAAATTTTACAACACCTTCAAGTCCAGAAGTTGTTATGTTTTTTAAAACAATTGTAACATTTTTACCAGCAACTGTATTTCCCGTATTGATTGCTGTTGCAGTTGCAATTGGAGCATACTTAAATTCTCCAGGAAAAGAATACGTAAAAGACTTTTCTTCTCCAGCAGTAATTGTTCCGCTACTTACTACACGAACATTACCACCAATGACTCTGGCCTCACTACCTTTAATATTTTGTCTACCAGCATTCGGGGTGTCAATTGATGTATACTTGTAAGTTGCTGGAGATATAGCAGAGGATAACTCATTAATCACTTGTGCTAATTGAGAAATATAAGTTACATCTAGTGGTTGCCCACGCTCAGGTAAAGGGATTTTTGCCATAATACTATTATACCACTAGGCTTACTGGATCAGACTCAAAAAGTGTAGCCTTAATAAACCTTTGTTTGGGAAATGTCGGGACTTGAAGTGCAAACATTGCTGTATTGTATCCTGATGGAACTAAAATTGTGTATGAGGATGTCTGGATAGATGCAACATACTGAAAATCATCTGTACCCCATTTAACATACAAATCAAAATCAGATTTTAAATTTGCTGGAGGAGCCCAGACAAGGTTAATAATTTCTTTGTTTGCGCTTGTCACTACAGAATGTGAAATCCAAGGCTCTGGTGTTGGCAGCAATTCTCTATCTATTTCAGGCTCAACATTAATTTTATATCTTGGAGACCAATGAGAATTTCTATTTCTATCTTCAGAAACTATTCTATATCTAACTAAATAATTTTGTAAGACTCCACTAAACGCTGGAAGATCTTGTTTTTTAATTATTACTTTTTTTACTATCGGGTTTGACATTAAAGAACATCCATCCCAAACCTAAACTCAATATGGTTTGTAGTGTTTGCGTTCTTTACAATAGTTTCTGAGTTAGTATTTTTAATTACAGAGTAACCAGACAAACCATAAACTGGATTAGAAGAAGTAATGTTTTCTAATCTTAGCGCATCTAAGCAAACATAGTAGTCATCGCTTGGAGATGCAATCTGTACTGTTGGAGACACTGCAGTTGAAGATACTGTTGTTCCTGCTTTGTTGTACTTTATGGTAGTTGATGTAACTTCTGTAATTTCAAATGTACCGTCAAACCTTTCAGAGTTTCCCAAACCAGCAACAATAATTTTGTCTCCTACAGCAAAACTATGATTCGCAGAAGTTGTTAAGGTTACAACAGTAGAGGTTGCAGATTTATTACTAACCAATGCAGTTCCTTTTATTACTGTAGCATAAAACTTTACAACATCAACAACCTTCCAAGTAAACCCAGTTGTTTTAACTAAGTCTTCAAGAGCAACTGAAGAAACAAAATATCTATTTGTTGCAAAATCAACACCTGCGTCTGTTTCTTTTATTGCTACCCCAAGTCTTGCGTACTGTGCTCCTGTAGCATTTGCCTCATCTGTATCGGAAAATTCAACAAGAATTCTTACTTCGTCTGGCTGGACTACAGACTCTCCATCTTTATTTATAACAGAAAATGCAAGTTTGAGTTGATCAGTAGGAGCATTCTTATCAAAGTCAAGGCTTGCTCCAGTTAAATGTATATGGTTTGATTCTGCTGCAATGCCAACTACTCCACTTGTAAGAGATAGATTGCTCGTATTTCCTCTTAAAACCATTATGTTATTTAAGAATCTACATCTTTCATACCGATCAAGTCTACTTGGTTCAGTAAAGGTTGGGTTATCTGCGTTTGTTTGAAATACTGTATTTGTTGTGCTTATAACGTTGTCTGGTGGAGTTGAACCTGAGTCTAAGCGTGTATAAATTGACGGAATTGCAACAGCACTATTTTGATTATGATACTCCCAATTTTCTGTTTCGTTAAATGCATAAACTGTTTTGCTATCATATGCTCCTGCACTTGGATTAGCACCAGCAGACCAAACACCTACTTCTGTTATTTCATATCTTTCTGCTGTAGGAAGTTCTGCTGTAAAAACAATTTTTGATTGACCACCTTCAGTAACATAGCCACGAGAGGTTATTGGAACACGAAACATTTCAAAATCTAAAGATTCTTTTAGTGAGTAGTCTCCAAGTGTTCCATCGGAGGCAAGTGGTTTTGCTCCACATCCAATAGCAATATGTGAAGCATAGGCAGGAGCCTGCCCAATAAGATATTTAGCCAAAATATTTTTACCTATATTAGTTATCATTTATAACTCCTCTTCATATATTGTACCATTAAGTATATCTCCATCAGTTAATATTTCTACATCTACCTGCTCATCAGGCTCAAGTGATGAAACATTTATAATAAGATCTCCAGTAGTTGGATCTATGTATACGACCTCTTCATTTGGGCCTGTTCCATAGGCTGGTAATTTTAACTCTAACCTTATGGGAAAGTTTTTAAAATATGTGTCTAAAGTATTTTCAATTTTAATAATGTTGTTTGGGTTGTACTGTATGTATAAGTCTTTTAGATTTTTAATAGGGCTATACAAAACGTCTTGACCATTAACAATATCGTTTCTTGAAATATTAATTAATTCTTGTCCCCCAATATTTTCAAAAATTAAATCTACCATTATCTCGTCTGCAAGAATTGGATTGCCTAAAGCAACTAGCGCTGGTGTTGCAGCCTTAACAGAGTCATCTAGAGATGTTCTACTTGTTTCTCCAGATTGGCTTGCTGCTGATTGATTTGCTGCTGGTTGATCTGCTACTGGAGTTAGGCCTATGCCAAGATTTGGATTTGCCCAACCCCATATTGTCAAAGGATTTCCGCCTGCAATATTTGCTGTTGCCGATACGTATTCTGCCATTACACTACCTCGCTTAAAAATATTGTCATTGATGGACCACTTTGATCTTTGGAGTACTCTATATTATACACAACAAACCTACTGTCTTTTGGTGCAACTTTATCTATTCCTTTATCAGTGTAGTCTACTGTAACAATATCTCCCAATTGAATCATCGGGTTTGCAAAAATCTTAACTCCAACTGACTTTCTTGGTTTCATTATTTTTTCAATAACCCAAGACATTAAGTTTTCTGCTGCATCCTGTGACTGAATATATGGAACTTCTAGTGTAAAATCTTTTTTACCATAAGTCATTCTGCTTAGTTTTATATCTTGATAATCTTTTTTAAACTTAAAAGGATTTGTAATTAAAGATGAATTAACAGTTTGCGGGTCGGCCAAGTTACTATTTTTTGAAAAATACTCATCAACTGTTAAGTCTCTATTTGATTCCTGAGTAAAAGCAATTCCCTGAATTCTTAAATAGTTTCCGCTACTTTCGTCTAGACTTAGTTGTGTGTCCGTTGAATTAAATACTAAAAACTCTGCCCCATAGGATCCTGCTCTAAATCCAGAAACGGTGTATCCTTTTATTCTGTTAAATGTTGGAGATAGTTTTGCATACAATGCTGGATAGGCTTTGTCATATTTAATATTAAATGATGCTGCCTCTCTCATAATAGTTCCAAACTCTTCAAAGTACATGTCAAAAGCAGGTGGCTCAGCAGAACTTATTCCTGAAAGGTAGGAGTTTTGTATGGCGCCACTCATAGCATACTTTTCAAATGAAGAGTTTGCACTAACTTCAGAATCTCCAAATGCTGAAGAGATTGGGGTATTGAGTTTAAAAGCAGTATTTTGTGAATAGTTATTTGCAAGAGCATAGATATTTTCAAACATAACTCTTGATGAACCACGAACAAATAGCGCCATATTATTGTATGCTGGCAATGGATCTTCATCGTCTACAGTTGCAATAAGATTATTATTTAAATATAAAAAGAACCTTCTTCGTGTTCCTAAATCCTGGTACTCAACAGACAAATCATAAACAGTTGGATTTTGTTCTGTTGCCATACGAGATTGACCAGTAAACTTTCCATCGTCAACTATAATATTTGCCAGACCTTCGTACAATTTAATTGGAATAGCAGATGAACCAGAAGCCTTTATCTTATAAAACATTACATTATTTACATTTGTTTTTTCAGGATCTACTAAGTTGTTGGCACCTAAAGCAATAATTTCAAAGTAGTATCCATTGTTTGTTGCTGGGTTAATCATTACTGCCATTCCTCCGCTCCCCCCAATGATACTAATATCTTTGTCTGGAGTTGTTCCTGGAACTGTAAAGTATGTAGATGCTCCGACAGGGGTTTGTCCTCTGTTGGCGTTATTCTCAATTTTTCCAATAAGCCTAAGTCTGGTTCCAAAATGTTTAAACTTGTTGTCTAACGGCTTATATACATAAGATATAAAATCTGTTGGAGACTCTGTAGTTGTAAACCCTGGACCATTCATAACTAATGCAGATGACTGAACAGTACCAACCTGTGTAGACAACATTGCATTTATGTTAGACTCTGAAATATATTTAGAAGACAATGTGTTTTTAATAATTCCATTTCTTGATGTTTTTTCTGCAAGTGTATTGTTTATTCCTG